TGGACGGCATGGGCCGTATGGGCGCCGAAGTCGAAGTTGTCGAGTTCACGCCCCCCAAGGAACTGCGCCTCGAAGGCGAGTCTGGCACTGCCATGGTTGACTGGCGCACCACGCCGCGTGGAACCATTGAGATCATCGGATTCGACGGCATCACGCTGGGTGAGTCCGGTCGTCAGGACGTTGAAGAGATGGAGGCCGAAGGTCCTGAGATGGAGATGGAAGACATGGAGGAGGAAGCCTGATATGCCAGCCCTAACTTCCCAGGAGATCGCCTCGCTCAGCGGGTGCTTCGACTGCCTGTCGCCGGGCATCAAGGACACCTACATGGTGACCTTGCTAAACCAGATTTTGGCTGCTGCACCAGGTGCCCCTCTAACCACGACCAGCCTGGGTGGGTTGCGGACTACTGGCGCGACGTCTGCCGCCAACTCGGCGCGGAAGAAATTCACGCTCCAGAACCAGAAGAACGAAGAGTTGTTTGTGAAGTTCGGAACCGGGGCCACTACTTCCGATTACCACATCGTGCTTCCGGCTCACAACACCGGTTCAAAGCACTCTGACGCTTTAATGCTGGACGGATACATCGGCGCAATCAGCGTCGCTGCAACCGCCGGTTCCCCCTCCTACACGTTCGCTGAATTTGTCTGACCTATGGCTACCCCATCCATTCAAACCCTAAGGACCGATGCGCAGCAGGTGCTGAACCTGGATTCCATCTCTGCCGTCCGGTCAGTCGTCGCCGCAACCTTGGCCAACGCCAACGCCGGCACGCCGCTCAACCCGAACCTGACCACACAACAGCTGTGGAACGAGTTCTACCAGATCATTACGCAGCCGAAGTCCGACATCGAGTCGATCATCGCAAACCAGCTGATGAAGTTCCTGTACGCTCCGCCGGCGCCAGGTGGCGTGGGTGCGAATGGGCAGGTGATCTTCAATGATGGCGGGGTGCTGGCAGGGGATCCGCAGTTCCTGTGGAACAAGACCACCAACCTGTTGACGGTCACTGGCTCCGCCACCATCACCGGCGATCTGACGGTGGACACGAGTACGTTGAAGGTTGATTCGACGAACAATCGTGTGGGTATTGGGACGGCGAGTCCGGGTTATCTGTTGGACGTTCAAGCTGCAACTGCTGTTGCTCAGATTCTTTCTACTACCGGAACGAATGCCGCTTATCTACAAGTCTCAAACACTGGAGGCGTTTTCTATCTTGGTCGTGAAAACAGTGCTGGAACTTCATTCGCTTCGCCTGCTTACTCGGCTGTCCTTTATGCTGGTGGTGCTTATCCTCTTGTAACAACTGTAAACGGCAGCGAACGCTACCGCATCGCTTCCGACGGCGTAGCCACTTGGTCGAACGTCGGCGGAGTCGCTGGCACCGCCATGACCCTCAACTCTACGGGGTTGGGCGTGGGGACGACAATTAATTACGCTCGGCTTACATCTTCTGGAAGCAATTCGACTGGAATTGCAAACATCCAGAACTCTCCGTTTGCTTCAAATGCAAACACCAACCTGTCATGCTACATCGGGCATGATGGAACCGCGAATCGCCCATTCATCCAAGCTGCAACTGGAAATGCTGGAAGTGCTTTCGATCTACTGATTCAGCCGTATGGAGGCAACGTCGGCGTGGGGGTTACGCCGAGTGCGTGGTGGTCAAACGAGAAGGCATTACAGATTGGTTCTGGAGCCTTCTTTTCAGGAAGAACCGCTAATCCTGATGTGGCTGAAATTGGTGCAAATCAATTCATAAACAGCTCATTGCAACGTATTTATATTGGAAACGGATACGCAAGTAGATACCAGCAAGATGGTGGCGTTCATCAGTGGTTCACCGCCCCCAGCGGCACCGCTGGCAACGCCATCACCTTCACCCAAGCGATGACGCTCGATGCGAGCGGGAATCTGTTGGTGGGGACGACGACGGCTGGCGGTCGATTGGATGTTCAAACTGCGACTGGTGATTGCGCGGCGCGTATTAAATCAAACGCTGCTGGCTCAAACGCCACGCTTGCGATTGATTACGTTAATAGCTACGGAACGCAAGTTATCAGAAAGTCTGGAACGGATGTTTGGTTGTCTGGCGTAATCGCAGACACTGGCGCAACTCCGAACTACAAGATTCAAAACGGATCCGCCGTTGGCGTCCAACTTGTCTCAGGTGCCACCGCTTGGACCACGCTGTCCGATGAAACGGTGAAAGACATTATTGAGCCTATCACCAATGCCATTACTAAGGTTGGCTCGCTGCGTTCTGTCATCGGTAAGTTCAAGACCGACAGCGAAGGCACTCGCCGCTCGTTCCTGATTGCTCAGGATGTGAAGTCTGTGCTTCCTGAAGCGGTCGATGTGGTGGGCGAGAACAACGAGCTTGGCTTGCGCTACACCGAAGTCATTCCGCTGTTGGTTGCCGCCATCAAGGAACTCACCGCCCGTGTTGAAGCACTCGAAGCCTAATCTAACATGACCACCATCTCCCTCTCTTGGATCATCGAACGCCTTCTCGTCCGCAAAGTCGAAGGCACTCACACCGATGTTGTCATCACCGCCGACTGGAGGTGCAACGGCGCCGAAACCATCGGCACCGGCGACGACGCGAAGACCTACAGCGGCACCTGCTATGGCAGCGCGTCGTTCTCCCCTCCGACCGAGAACTTCACGCCGTATCCCGATCTGACCGAGCAGCAGGTGCTGGATTGGTGCTTCGCGAATGGCGTCGATAAGACTTCCATTGAAGCGAACGTCTCGCTCCAGATCGAAAACCAGATCAACCCGCCGATCATCGCTCCGCCGCTGCCGTGGGTGCCGCCGGTTCCTCCGCCGGAGCCTCCCGCTCCTGACATGTCTACCCCAGAGTTGCCAGCTGCTTGACGCTGACATACGCTGACGCCGCATGAACGAAATCACGCTGACAATCAACCAAACCGAAGCTCAGAACCTCGTCCAGTTGATCGAGATCGCCATCCGTGCCGGCGGAAGCCAAAACGGTCGCGTCGGAATCCCGCTCCAGGACAAGATTCTGCTGGCCGCATCCCAACCCGCCCCCGCCAATGCCGGAGGAGAGCCTACACAACCTTGAGGTACGTATCGTGAGACTGGAGACCATCATCGGTGATAAAGACGCTGGGATGGTCTCCGACATCCACGGAATCAAAGCCACCCTCGAAGGCCTCAAGCAGTTCCAATGGAAGCTGTTTGGTGGCCTCGGGGTTTTGGTTGTGCTGGCACAACTCATTGGTAGGATCGGACTGAAATAACCACCAAAGATGAACGACTCCATTAAATCCATCGTCCGCCACGGACTCTCGTTCGGCGGCGGGTTCCTTGTCGCCAAGGGGCTCGTCACCGTTGACCAGGCTAACGAATTGGCAGGTGCCGTGATCACGGTCATCGCCGTCGCTTGGTCTGCCTGGAACAACCGGAAGTCCAAGACTCCGCCGGCCCCTTGAACTGGATCTACCAACTGGTGAAGGCGTTCCTGGACTGGATCCGGGAAACGCCTGCGCCGACAGTCCAAGACGGAAATGCACCCAAAGCTCTTAAGTCTGATCTGGCTGATCGCATTGCCCATCTTCCTGGGCTGCCAGACCAAGGTGATCCTGGTCCCAAACGGTGATCCGGTGATGCTAGCAGAGCCCGTCCGCGCTCGCGTGTACGCGTTCGACAAGGATGGGAAGCTATCGGGTCCGGATAAGGTCACCCTTCCAGCTGGGTGGTACGTGCTGCCCAAAACCAAATGATCACGTACCGAGGTCAGAAGTTCGCCGGCTACAACAAGCCCAAGTCAACCCCGGGCGCGTCCAAGAAGTCTGCCGTGCTGGCCAAGGAAGACGGAAAGGTGCGTCTGGTTCGCTTCGGCGACCCCAAAATGCCGATCAAGAAGCACATCCCGAAGAACCGGAAGAGCTTCCGTGCGCGGCACGGTTGCGATACCCCAGGAACGAAGCTGTCTGCCAAGTATTGGTCCTGCCGGGCCTGGAAGTGACTCTATGCAAACCAAATACGCCAAACTGGTCCGCAAGCTGAAGAATCAAGGTGCGGACGATCCTCGCGCTCTCGCGGCATTCATCGGCAGAAAAAAGCTCGGCGCGGAAGAGTTCCAACGCCGAGCGGCTGCTGGCAGGCGCAAGGCCGCCCGTTAGTACGCTGAGGGCAGTTCGTCGATCGCGTCCTCCGCGTTCTTTGGCGACACCCGGGTAGCGGTTGAGGTGCCTTCGCCCTGGCCGGGTTCAGACGACCGGACCTTGCCGACCTTCTTTTCAAGTTCGGCCACCTTTTGCTGGAGGCGGATCACCCGTAGGCGCTCGCGCCCGTAGGCCCGCGCCCGCAGAGCAACCTGGGCCTGAGCCTTCGTGATGAGGTCAACCTTGTCGTCGTAGCCCATGTCGGCGTCGATGCCCTCGCCCTTAAGTGCGATACGTACCAGGCGGTCGCTTTCGTCCAGGAGCTTGTTGCCTTCTTCATCGCTGTCGTCACGGCCGAACAGCTGAGCGTGGGTCTTCTCGTAGTCGGCAAACTGCGACTCAAACAGGTCACGCGAGCGCGTCTGGCGACTCTCCAGCTGCTTCTTTGATTCGACCTCGCGCTGGGCGCCCTTCTCTTTCCACTCGGCGATGGACTTGTCCCGCGCCTGGGTCAACTCGATGAGCCGGCGGCGGTGCGCCATGATCTCGGGCGCTGCCGGGCCAAACGTCTCCTGAGCAATGATAGCCGCCTTGGCCACCGGCACGTTCAAGAGCACCATGATGTCCTGGTGATTGGCGTCGCGCTCAGTGCCGTCTTCATCGGTGACACGAATGCCTTCGATGTCTCCCAGAGCCGTCTGCCAGGCATCGCGCAGGGGCGTCTCGTACTTCTGCTTGTAATCGCTGGAACGCGTGTAGTTCAGGTAGCGGACCTCGGTATCGAGTTCCTCGGCGTTCTTGCGGATCGCATCCATCTCCGCCTTGAGAGACTTCGTGGCTTCCTCAACCTCCTTACGGGTGCCGTCAGCCTTGGCGCGCTCAAGCTCCTGGATCTTGGAGGCCAGATCGTCGCGCTCCTTCTTGGTCATCTCGTACTGCTCGCGAAACTGCTTCAACGAGGCAGGCTCATTCTTCGGGGCCGGATCCGGCGTTTTGGCAGGTGCAGCAACCTCGGTCTTGGGGGAGACCAACTTGTCGAGGTTGAACAGGTCTTCGTTCTTCTGAGGGGCAGCCGGTGTGACCGCCTGCGGTTCTGGTGTGGCGACCGGTTCTGGCGCTTGTGGCGCGACAGGAGCGGCAGGCGCCGGCGACCCCATCGGGTTTTCAAGCGCGTTGCCTTCGAGCGCGTCGATGCCGGCGAAGGCTTCAGTGTAATCTGCGCCCCGTTCAGTTGGCGCGTCAGGTGATAGCAGCAAGTTCATTCAAGGTTCTGTTTTACGGTCGGTTTTTCTCTCTGCGTGGTCACCAACCCATGAAGCTCCTCGATCAACGCCTTGGCGCCCTGCCGGCGGCAGTTAGCGTTCCAGCCGTGTTGAGGGTTTTCGGATGCTGGCAGGTTCCAGCAGAGATTGTTGAAGGCAGCCAACAGCGCGGCTTGGAAGTTGGCGTTGTCCAGTAGGCGCTCAAGCTCCATCACGCGATCCTTGTCGCGCTGAAACTCTTGCTTAGGGGTTTGAATCATTGGTTGAGGATGTTTGCCTGAGTCTTGAGATCCATGGCCGCGATGTCCGCCCGAGTCATGGCGCCCTTACGCTGGGCCTCGGCGATCGTGCTAGCGTTCTTGCGCTGCTGGTCCTGATCGAAGGCGACCTGCTTCTGGATGCGCTTCTGCTCGGCGTTCGCAGCGGCGATCTCGGACTTCGACTGCGCGGTGATGAGCATCGCTTGGACCTTGGCCGCCGTCTGGGCGTCCATACCGTTGCCAGCTGCGCCGGCTTCGGCCTGAGCCTGAGCCTGCTCCTGGAGACGCTGCACGTAGCCCTTGATGTAGTTCGACGCCTGGCTGATACCGTCGTTGTAGAGCTTCATGTTCTGCTCCTGGCCGGGGTCTTGGGAAATCAGCTGCATCTGCTCCTGGATATGCTGAATCACGTTCGCAAGGCCTAGGACACGCTCCATGGTCGGCATACCACCAGCCTGCTCGATCTTGCCGATCGACGCCCCGAGCATTTGCAGGAGCGTCTGGATGTACTCGGGCCGATTGATCGCGCTGGCGATAACCACCGGCTGACCGTCGATGAGTGTGCCCCAAGCCAGCGTAGCGCGCTCGACGGCCGGAGAGACGGGCTTGTTATCCACCGGTGCCAGCCGGTTCGCCAGGAGGGGATCGTCGGTGTTGGCCTCGACGTACATGTGAACCACCTCGGCCTGTGAATCCGGTGCCAGCAGCGGCCGTATGGCCATGAGGCGATCGGCTTGGGCGATCTCAAGCATCTTGTTGCCGGAGCCCATAACGCGCTCAGGCATGATGTCCCAGCTGTCCAGGTTGTTCCAGACGGATGGGTCAACGCCTTCGACCTCGCACTTCCGGCGAAACTGAACGCAGTCGGGATGATCAATCGTGCAGAACCGGCGAGCGATCTCGCGGTACTGGAAGGTCTGCTGGGTGTAGGCGCGGGTCAGCATCGAGCCCATCAGCGCGTTGGCGTTGTTTACGCGGGCCATCACCTCGGTCGCTGTCAGTTCCTTCGAGGAACCGTCGTTGACGTCCTGCGTGTAGGCCGCGCTGGATTCGGCCATGATCTGCCGGTGCATAGTCATGGCCCCCGACAGCATCGTGTAATCCACGACGTGGCGCTCAGACTGCGGAACCCATGAGAGCCCCTCGGGAATCACGCCCATGTTGAACAGGTCGATCTTCTCCATCCGCTCAGCGTCACCCTCGGCGACGTTGCGGAAGAGCCAGAGCATCTGCTCGAACACAGAGTCCGTGAATTTGCAGCGTAGCCGGTTCTGGAGATGGCAGACCGCGTAAAGCAGGTATCCCAGTGAACGCACCGAGTGCCAGCGGAACGGCGGCACGACAGCGCCGTCGGCAAACTGGACGTGCATCAACTCAAAGATATCCCGGCCGTAGCACCGGTCGCCGGCATCGAAGAGCCACTGGCCGGCGGTCTGCATATTGCCGATGCCGCTGTTGTACTGGTCCACGATGATCCGGCGGCGCCAGGAGGGGTCGTCGCTGGTCGTGTCCAGGAAGTAGAAATCGTAGCAGCGCAGCACCGGCGTCGCGTCGGAACCCCAGTAGCCAGAGTTCTCCTTGAAATCTTCCTCAACCTTCTCGGGGAAGTATTGGCCGGACCAATCGTTCACCTGGAGACTGGTCGCCTCGTTCTGGATCATGTTAGCCAACAACTCGTTGACCAGCTTCATGTTCCAGCCGGGGTCCACGTTCTCGCCCCGGGTCATTCGGATGAGGTCCGCTGCCGTGAAGGACGTGTAGATCGCGAAGTGCGACAGGTTCTCCATCGTGGTCAGCGTGTTCGTCGGGACCAGAATATCCTCAGTGCCGCGAGCCGATGGGCACCAGTCGCGATCACGAAGCCAGGTGACGGGGCCGATACCGTGAAGCACGGTGGCCGCAAACTGAGACTCCAAGACCGTGGAGTATTTCGGAGACCGCTTCATTATGCGGTTCAACTGCTTCGTGATGATGTTGCCCCACTGGGTGCGCTTGTCGCGGGGGCCGATATCGAGACCAACCGAGAAGTAATTCTGCGGTTTCAGGAACGCGTTGGTGAACTGCTGGCGGGATGCATGGATGATCCGGGTGCCTTCCAGGAAGTTCACGTTGGTCTGGATGCGGTTGTCCCGGGCCTCCTCATCGCTGTACGGAGGATTGCCGTTGAACGTCGCGTTGATGCGGGCGCGGTTGCGAGATCGAGGCTGTTCTGCCTCAAGCATGGCGCTCACCACATTCCAGACTTTACTCGGTTCTTTGAAACTCATATTGACCTCAGATTGCTTTCCGTTCGTGCGAAATCCAGCATTTATCAGGCATTTCCGTGTCTCCGAGGTAGTTGAGCGGCACCCATACTTTGAGCTTCAGGTAGCAGCCACAGACGTCACAGGTGCCCGCAAGGCCCTCGCCGTGTAGAAACATGGCCATATCGTTGCGAGCTTGCTCCTGCTCCAGAATGACCTCGGCAACGGTCTTGGTAATCGACCGCGCATCCGTGGGTTTGTTGTGCAGGCAGCGGTTGCAGGTATCAATGCGGTCCTGCGCCTTCTGGCGATCGACAGGCGTGCCACCCTCACCTAGCCATTCTGCCAGGATCCGCGCTCCCTGAGCCGTCTGGCGCAATTTAGCGGCCGCACGAGCGACAGCCTGAAGTCCTTGGTTGTACATTCGTCGTGTGGGATGGAGTGGCCGCCATTTGGGGGAACCGCGCCCGAGTGTAAGCCTCCAGGTCAGAGATTGCCTGGTCGATTGTGGACGGAATGCTGTTCGCAACCCGATGCTGGTGAATCAGGTTGGCCATTTCGTAGAAACCGTAGTTTATGACATCCTTCGGGCTCCAGTTGGTCTTGGGCTCGTAGAATTGCCACCCGCCCGGAGGAAACGTCAGTCGGTTCATGGGTGAGGTTTAGAACGGAACATCATCTTCGTCGAGATCAGGCTTCGGGGCAGCAGCGGCCGGTGCAGTCTCACGTCGCGGGGCTGGCGCGGCACCTTCATCGCGCCCCTTCAGGAACTGGAAGGTCTCGATCATAATTCGAGTGGTAGAGCGCTTCTCGCCGGTCTTTTTGTCGTCCCACTCTTCACGGGTCAGGCGCCCCTCAACCATCAGCGGGTGACCCTTCTTGACGTACTGCGCGATCGTTTCAGCCTGCTTCCCGAACGCCTTGCACTCAGCAAAGTAAACATCCTCCTTCTCCTCGCCGGATTCAGTCTTCCAGCGGCGATTCACCGCCAAACTCAGGTTGCAGACCGCCGTCCCCTTCGGGAGGTACTTGAGTTCGATGTCTCGGGTGAGGTTACCGATCAGGATGACTTTGTTGAATGAGGCCATAAGACTATGAATAGGTTAGCGAATGTTCAGACGCCATCGTGCGCCGCTTGTCTGACAGACGTGTCAGCCACTTTGGTGTCTGTCGCTTGACAATACCAACCCCTTGACCGCCTGCAATCTCAAAACCGTTTCGGCGCGCCATTTCGAGTGCGACCACGAACGAATCCCAGAGGTCAGGCGACCGGCCCATGCGCTCCTTGGTCTTGTTCTTGGGCTCAACGTCGATCAACCCGGTGCGGGCGATACCCCACTCGCGCATCGAGCCTTCCTCGGCCACTTCGCGGGGCAGTTTCCGCAGCTGCTTGGATTCGATCAACAGGCGCGACGAATACCACAACGCGGTGACCATCTTGCCGTAGGCCTCTCGTTCAGTCTTGGGATCTCCCTTTCGCACCGGGCGCTCGCTTGGTCGGCCACCGAACTCGATCGGAACAACCTCAGGGGACCACAACCGAGCAAACGCAGACATGAGCGTGCCGCGCCCCGTGGAGTCAAACCCAACACGCTCCGGTGAGATATTGCGCTGCTTGCAGTACAGCAAGACGTACTCGGCAATCTGCTCTTCGGCCTGCTGCGCCTTGACTGCGGTAACCGGGATAACAATCGGTGCCTCACTGAATGCTAGCACGATGCGCCCCGATGAATCCGGCCCGAACGTAAGGTCCGTCATTACGCAGCGATCGCCGCCGACGCCCGAGTACGCAGCGTCGATGCCGATGATTCTTGTCAGCTTGTCGGCACGTTCCCAGATTGGTTCGTCGAACGCCTGGTTCTGCTCGCACAAGGACATCGTGACCACGCGCCTGGTGCCGCCGTCCCGGGGCAGCACACCAAGGTTCATCATCGAGAACTGCAACGAGTCGCGGCCGTAGTAATCGAGATCCGCCTGAATCTGCTCCGGCGTGATGATGCCCTTGTACGGGTTGGTGCCCTTGGGAAACTTCGCATTCGGCGTGTCGTACCCACACAGCTGGACGGCCACACCGCCGGGCGCTCGCGTTCTCCAGGTGCGAGTCTTTTCGAGGTACTCAAGCCCCTCCCAGCCACCGATGGTAGGGTGCGGCTCGCAGACCACGCCTAGCGCGTCGTTGCGGTCTTTCGGGTTGCCCATCGCGATCAGCTTGAACACCGGGTTCTTGCGGAGGTTGGCGACTGAATCCAGAAAGCCGCGCCCCATCAGCGACGCTTCATCCGCGATCAGCATGACGCGGTCGTTCTTCAAGCCGACGTAGTTCGACAGACCCACGAACGTACCGCCGACCTTGCACGCAACACCGATGATGCCATCACGGAAGTCTTGCGCCTCGGCATCTTCATCCGAACTGGTCAGGATGAATCGACTTTCAATCACGCGCCCCGGGAGCCACTCACGCTTCGCCTTGGCCTTGTTGTGAAGCTCCTTGATCGAGCCCCAGATTCGCAGCTGGAGACCCTCACGCGTCGTTGACGACATGATGATCGAGGTGCCGGTCGGGTAGATGTAGAACGTGCAGAGTCCGAACGCTGCTGAATTGTATGTCTTGCCAGATGACCCCGGACCCATGATGCCGACCTCCTGGTTCTCGACGAATGTCTGGATCAGGAGATCAGACCAGTCGTGCCAGTCGAAGTGCGGCCAGAGCGCAGTCATGGCTTGGCGGAAGTGGTAGTATTTGCCGCGCCCGTACTTCACGCCTCCGTTTTGGATGTAGCCGCCGCGACGCACCATCTCAGCCTCGATCAGGAAACGGTCTTTTGTACGCCACGGTATAGACAAGTAATCGGGGCTTTCATTCATCTTGCGGGAATGATGGGTTGGCCTTTCAATGGCTTCAAGCGTCATGGTCGCCGAAAAAAATCGCATCGTTGATGGCCTCCTCACCGCTGAAGGCGGGGTGGATAGCGGTTTTTCGCCGTCACTGATTCAGCCGAACCAGCTGGCCTGGGCGGTCAACACGACGGTGCGCGGCGGGTTTCCCAAGGCGCGGCCGGGAATCTGGGTGAAGAATCTCACCTTCGATGATCCGACCGTCGTTTACAACGGTGGGTACTACAACGCGGCGGTCCAAAAGGCGTTTGAAAAAGGCCAGTTCCAGGGATGCGGAACCTACATTGCCGACGACACTGACCCGTTTCTGTTTGCGTCCATCGGTGGCAAGGTCTTTCAGATTGACATCAACGGAGGGTTCAAGGTCACCGACCTGACTCCGATCAATTTCACGTTTCAGGTACTGACTCGCGGCCGGGTTTCCAATGTCGCGACCTACGTTTGCGGCGTTCCGCACGGGTTGTCGCCGGGCATGGTTGTCCGGCTGCCTGAACCTCCAGGTGCGTTCTTCCCGGAAGGTTTCTTCGGAGATTTCATCGTGGAGACCGTCCCGAGCCCCACGACGTTCACGACGTACTCGCCTGGCATCGACGCTGGTCCGCTGCTTGGTCCGTTGTTCAACGCCTACCAGATGGCGACCAACGATCCGCAGGCGTCGCACGTCTACTTTCAGCAGGCAGAGAACTGGCTGGTCATTCAGGATCGCCAGAACCAGCCGTATCTCTACAACGGTTCAACCTTGCGGCGCGCAACTGGCGAAGAAGTCCCTGTTGGTGGCCCCATGGCCTACGGCAAGGGGCGCCTCTGGGTGGCCAACGGCTCAGAATACTACGGCGGTGACTTGGTCTACGGCGATCCGGGCTACGGGCGCGACAGCGTCATTCGATTCACCGAGAACACGTTCCTCAATGAAGGCGGCGCTTTTGCAGTCTCCAACGGCCCGATCACTGGACTGGCGTTTGCCGCCAACCTGGACACGTCGCTGGGAGACGGCGACCTGCTGGTCTTCACGCCCACCGCAACCTACGCGTTCAACGCCCCGGTCGATCGGGATGTTTGGAAGGATCTCGATTATCCGATCCAGCGATTTGCCCTGCTGAACTTCGGATCGTTCAACCAAGAGTCCATCGTTGCGGTCAACGGCGACCTGATTTTCCGGGCGCAGGACGGCATCCGATCGTTGATCTACGCTCGCCGCGATTTCACCGAGTTCGGCAACACGCCGATCAGCCGGCAGGTCGTGCGGGCGCTGGCCTATGACACAGAGTTCTACCTGACAGCTGCTAGCGCGGTGAACTTCGACAACCGGATGCTGATGACCATCCAGCCGCGCAAGATCAACAACCGTGGCATCGTCCATGGTGGTCTTGTCGTGATGGATTTCGATCTCGTCTCAGGCATGGGCCGAAAGCTGCCGCCTGCATGGGAAGGCATCTGGACAGGCGTTGACGTGTTTCAAATGGTCACGGTTCGAGTGAAGCGCACTGAGCGATGCTTCATGTTTGGATTGAACCAGGACTACATCGGTCTGTACGAGGTCACCAAGAACGGCCAGTTCGACTTCGATGGGTTCGATGATGCACCGATCGACTGGACCATTGAGACGCGCTCGCTGACTTTCGCAGAGCCTACCAACAAGAAGCGCCTGGTGAGCGCCGAGCAGTGGTATGACCAGGTGATGGGCGAGATTGAATCGAAGGTCTACTTTAAGGCCAACGAAGGCGAGTGCTGGCAGCCGTGGGCCGAGTTCAAGGACTGCGCCAAGTACCGCAACTGCGAGCCCGGTGAGATTTCCTGCCCTCCGGCGGTGATCAACTGCCAAGAGGTCAAATACTACCAGCCGCCTACGCGCTCGCGCATTGCCCTGCCGCAACCCCCGGACAAGTGCGACGTGCAGACCGGTGGGTTTACCAGGGATGGCTATGAGTTCCAACTCCGCTACGTCAACACGGGCCGGTTCCGCCTCAAGCGCGTGGCAATGGTTGCTCAGCGCCTTCAGGAGGATATTTACGGCGACCTCAGTCGCGTCGCCTGTCCGCTACTCTCAGCATAAAATGCCTTCCTCAAACCCAGTCGATTACGGTGCCGATCCCTGCGGGCTGCGCAACAGCGCCTGGGCGATCAACGAGTGCTTGATTGCTGCCGGCCGATGCGATTTTCCCGTCGGCACGTTTCTGTTGGGATCGAGTCCGGGGGCGAAGATTACCAGCCGATTTAGGATCGGAGGGGTCGCAAGTTTTACGACAGCTACACCGCACGGCTTAGTCGTCGGAGAGAAGATCACCCTTTACGGGTTTACAGACGGCACGTTCAACGGCACCGGTGCTGCCCAGTTCGGCTTCCGTGTCGATGCCGTTGTCAACCCAACGACATTCACTGCGACTGTTCCAGGGCCTAACTCCGGCCTCGTTGTCGAAGACGGATGGATCAACCTGATCGGCGGCGGATACACGTCTTCGATCGTGATCGGGTATGCGCCCGTGATCGACAACGTCGCGTTCACTGGCAAAGGCGCTGGCAAGACGATCCTGAAGTTTGCTGACCACACCTCCACGAAAAGAGGGGACACTTTCGGCTTCAACATCCAGATGCTGAAGACCCTCGGGAATTACCTTGGAAGCGGTGTGGTTGGCGCTCCAGGTGCGTATGCGGGGGTTCCAGTGAACGGCGTGAACTGCAAGAACACGCTGATCGAGGGCATCACGTTCGACGGCAACTACGCCAACAACTCGGTCGCGGATATCCAGATCGTCTCGGTGCAACGCACCAACGGTGTCAACACGTACAACACGGCATATCCCCATTTCATCCAGTCCTCCGCAACGCCGGCGTACGTGCCGCCAGTTGTTCCCGCTCCGTACACGAACGTAAGCACGATCTCGCAATACATCAGCAACGTGGTGACATCCGGCACCGGAAATGACGGGACGTTCGTAGGATTTGGTCAGGTCGTTAATATCACGCCGTTGTCATTTCAGCGGGACTTGCGCGTGGTGCTAACACAAGGCCGGATCAATCAATTTGGATTCGCAATCTACACCAAGCATCCGCAATGGAATTTCGGATTCACGATTGGTGATACGATCACGGTGACCGGATACTCCAATGCCGCGTTGAACGGCACGTTCGTCGTTGCCGGATTCCTTTCCGCCCAGGAGGTCTACTGCCTGAACGCCGGCACCGCCACGGTGTTTTCAATGATCGGTTACGAGCGGTTTACCAACGTCGCCACCTATGACACTGTGCTTGTTCACCCGTTTCTCCCTGGAGACACGTTGGTCATTTCAGGGTTCGCTGACCCGACACTGAACGGCACGTTTGTTGTCACTGGGGTGCCGTCTCCAAACCAATTCAGTTGCGCCAATGCTGGGCCAGACACGGGGGTCATAGCAGATTCTGGATCGGCCTACGAGGTGATCAACGAGAACGCCCGCGCCTGGAGCGCACCCAACGTCCCGTTGACTCTACAGACCAGAGCCGGCGTCAACTCTTCCTACACAGTCGCTGGCATCAACCATGTCGGAGAGAGGGCTTTGATTCAGAACAATCAGTTCTACGACTTCGGCGTAGGCGTCGCAGATGCGGAGACGTTCCTGATCAAATCGTTCCTGCCGATGAACGTCAATGACCTGACGGCGGGCGCCAAGGTTCTCAACAACGATTTCAGCTATCAGGGGCGCAACTCGATCCAAAGCTCGCTGTACCCGGGTAACGCTGAGGCCAACACTCAGTGTGCGATTGGCGGCTTCTCAAGCCTAGTCAATCCGATCAACGTGGTGTCACGATCGGCTGGGGTGGCGACGTTTACCTGTGTGATGAAACACACGTTGCGGGCTGGGGACGTTGTTCCGGTGACGATAGGCAATTACGTTTTTGGAATCATCTCCGCTCAGCGGCAATCGAACATCGTTACGTTTACAACATCGCAGAAGCATTTCCTTGCACCTGGAAACACTGTTTTTGTTGATATCAGCAACAACTCGTTCGACGGATCGTTTTCTGTGGTGAGCGTCGTTAGCGACTTTACGTTCACTGTGGCACAGGTGGGGGTTGATGTTTTCCCGGCAATCGTGGTCACTGGATTCGGGGTCGTGAATCTTGGGTTCTCTGGATCGTTGACTGTCATATCAACTCCAGACGCATTCCGATTCACAGCAAACACAGGTGGCCCGGACGTGCTACCAGGCCTCTACCTCGACGGCCAGGTGATCATGCTCCGCAGCCAGCGCATCTTCGCCTCAGAGTGCGAGTTCAAATACAACCGCGTCCAAGGTGGTCCTGACGTGGTCAATCAGCAGAGCCCAGTCCATGCCATCACGGCCCGCGAAACCAGCGGGATGGACATCAGCTACAACAACTTCGATGGATTCAGAGGCACCTGCTTCTACGTCGATTCGTACCAGCACAAAGGCACTCACATCCATCACAACTCGGCGTTGAACGTCTCAGCGTTCATCGCACTGACAGTGCAGGATTGGTACACGCTGATTAAAACCGTCACGCCCCCAGTTCCGAATCCAGAGACCTACTCGACACTGATTGCAGCCCACAAGGACATGCTGATCGAGAACAACGATGTCCTTCTGACAGGCCCTGATTCTTGGTTTTTCCAGACCGCGTTTGCGCCGCTGGATGCGGTGTTCTTGGTCAACAATCACGACGTAAACAAGTCGGAGTATTACTACCCGACGGACTACCAGATTCCGATTACGGCCGCATCTCGCGCTGCTAACATCTCTACGTTCACAACTGCATCGCCTCACGAACTCCAGGTGGGCATGGCCATATCGACAGTTGGAGTCACCGACGGCACGTTCAATGGCGTATTCACCATTGCTAGCACGCCTTCACCCACGACATTCACGGTCGCAAATCCCGGTGGTGTTACATCGACCTCCGGCGGATTCCTTGGAATCAACAGTCCGATTCGGTTCCCATGGGAGATCCGCCCCATCGGATACCGCCGCACCGGTGGCGTCGCTACGTACACGACGGACAAGGCGCACCAGATGGCGGCCGGCTATCACGCTACTGTGGAAGGCTTCAGTAACACCTCGTTCAACGATGAGGTGATCGTGACCGGCACGCCGACGCTCTACACCTTCACCTGCGCAAGTCCTGGCCCAGACGTGCCGTTTACCTCTGAGACCGGCAATTTCTTCCGGTACGTCGATAACATCCGGATCGGCTGCAACACGGTCAGGCGCCTAAGTGGAAACAGCTTGGTCGTAAACAACGGCGGCCGGTTCGGCCCGTCATTCCTCCAGGGGCGTCCTACGCGCTGCGTTGCCCCGCTGGAGCAGTTCTTCTATTTCGATTGTCCCGAGGGCTGTTTGGCGCTTGAATGCGACCCAGGCCCGTGTAAGCCCAACGACTACGTTTACCGCATCTAGCCATGCCTGAGATCAACCTTACCGCCGGCGTTCTGCCGCCGCCCGCCTGCTTCGCATCCGAGCAGGATCGCTTGGACGCCTACGCGGCCGCCATGATTGCTCAGTTTGCGACCTCGCCGGAATGGGCAGCAAACGCTGTGGCGCCAGCCAATCTCGGGCTCTATTGGTTGCGCCTTGATGCCAACGGAAACCCTGTCGAAGTCCTGAAGTACAACACGACGGCACCGGCCGGCTGGGCACGGCTCACAACTCAGTTTACCTACGGTGTCGGCGGCGGCGCTGCCAATGTCTACACCGTGACGCTTTCACCAGCGTCGCCCGGAGTGAATCAAGCCTACCGAACCGGCGCGACCTACGCGTTCGGTGCAGCCTCTGCAAACACCGGAGCTAGCACGCTTTCAATCGACGGGCTAGCGGCCAAGGCGATCACCAAGTACGGCACCGTGCCGCTTGTGGCCAACGACATAGTGAATGGCCAGATGTGCGTTGTCGTGTACGACGGCACACGCTTCCAGCTGCTGAATCCCGGTCTGAATATCGGCCCGGCAGCCTTCGCACCTGGAACGGATCGCCAGTTCCTGCGGACCAACTCGACGCCGGCATCGGTCTGGGAGTCAGGGTACATTACGCCGGTGGCAAACTATCAGGCCATCCCAGCAGCAGGATCGTCGGTCACGTTCTCGCACGGCCTGGGCGTCGATCCGTTGACGTGGGACGTGGGGATTATCTGCACGGACGTAGGTGGTAATGCGACGTATGCCTTGAATGATTACATACCGGTTGGAAGCATTCTGCGCACAGACCTTTCTCAAAGCGAACTGCGCATTACCTCGTATTCCAATGCCACGGTTATCGGCATGGTTCGCAACAACTTCGTTTCAGGGATTTACGTGAACGGAAAAACCACCGGAGTTTTGACCCTGATCGACGAAGGCAAATGGAAGGTGATGGCCCGAGCCATTCGATAACATGAGAAAAACCCTCGCCCAAGCCAAGAATTCCACGATCCCGCAGGCTGTCGGTCTCGCCACCTGCGACGATCGTTTTCTTCAGTTGCTGAACGAGGCTCAGGCGCGCCTGGCAGACATGGGCAAGTGGTGGGGCACGTACAAGAAGCTCCGCGTCTGTGTCACCGCCGGCTGCATCACTTGGCCTCGCGAGGTCAAGACGATCGAGGCGATGAACGTCTGCGGGTACAACATCCCGATCCAGAACCAGTGGTACGAGTTCCAGACCGACGAGCGGGCGCCGCGCACCGGTTGCGGCCGTGAAGGCTGCGAGCAAGACCAGCTGCTGGATCGCGGCATGGTGACCCAGTTCCGGGATTCGGTCGGGAACTGCTACATCAGGGTGACGCCGCAGCTGACGGCCGACGCCGGAAAGCGCGTGCTTCTCCAAGGGCTAGACCCCAACGGGCACCCGATCCGCACGCTGGATACGGTGACCGGCGAGTACGTGTGGGGCGAGTACGTCACGCTACCCAATCCGGCGGTGACCGCCTACGTTCAGACAGTCAACCTGTTCAAGCAACCGGGCCTTACCGGTGCCCAGAAGCCGTTGACTCAAGGCAGCCTGACGATCTTGGCGTACAACCCGACGACCCTTTTGCAAACCCAGATCGCCGTCTGGGGTCCGAGTGAGCAGAACCCGGAGTATCGCCGCACCTACCTGATCGCAATGCCTGAGGTCTGCGGCGGCACCTCCGGGTGCAACGCGGAAGCGCAGAACGACTGTATCGACCATGGCGACGGCTGCGTGCCAGCAGATGAGGCATGCACCAACACGGTCGTTGAAGCCATCGTGCGCCTGGACTTTATCCCGGCAGTCGTGGATTCGGACTGGCTGTTCATCGGCAATCTCCAGGCGATCAAGCACATGATGAAGGCCATCCAGAAGGAGGACCGGAATCAGTACACCGAGGCCGAGCGCGAGATCCAGCTGGCCCTGCGGAGCTTGAGGAATGAACTCGAAGCCTACAGCCCGAACGAGCGCACGGTGGTCAACGTGCAGCCTTTCGGGTCTGCGAAGATTCAATATCGGTTTGGAGGGTTCATTTGATGGAGGTCGAAAAGCCCATCACCTGGTTGGATTTTCTGACCGACGACGGCATCTCGCTCGATGAGCGGATTGATCGGTGGGAGGCATTCGTCGCCGACAAGCCGCAGCAGGAGTGCCCACTGAAGCACACATTCCCCGAGGGGATGTACGTGCGTGAAATCTTCATGCCGGCGGGGTCAGTGATCACCAGTCGCATCCATAAGTTCGACAACCCGTTCTTTATCACCCAAGGCAAGGTCACAGTGGTCAGCGAGAACGAGGGGCACGTGACGTACACGGCGCCGTACTCAGGAATCACGAAGCCTGGAACTCGCCGGGTGTTGCTGATCCATGAAGACACGATCTGGACCACGGTTCACCTGAACCTCGATAACAAGACGGATCACGAAGAGCTTTTGAACGACCTCACATACGTGAGGCAGAACCAATACTTACCATGTCATTCGTAGGAACAGCCATTGGAATTGGGGCCGCTGGTGTCATCACCTCCGGCGTCGGAATGGGCCTTCAGGCATCATCCGCGAGCGCCGCACGAAAGCAGGCTCGCCAAGCCGCCGAGACGCCAGGACTGGATATTCCAGCCGTCATTGGCGAAGCCGAGCAGCTGGCTCCGCGCACCCGGGCGCTTGAGCAGCAACGCACCGCAGCCACGCGTGAGCAACTGCTTGAAAACCTCGGCATTTCGATCCCGGGATATGAGCAGGCGCAGGCGGCGAGGGCGCAGAATGCGATGGCGCTTCTTCGTGGTGAACTCCCTCCTGACGTTGTCAGCCAAATCCAACGCAAGAGCGCAGCCAAGGCGCTCGAGGGTGGGTTTGCTGGCAGCAAGGCGGCCCAGGGCCTCACTGCTCGCGACATCGGCAGGACCACGTTGCAAGCGCAACAGGAAGGCGCCCGCCTGTTCTCGGACATTCTCGGGACCACCCCGATGGCGCCGCTGGCAAACTTTGAGTTCACGCCGCAGCAGCTGGCTCAGTTGCGCGAAAACGAGCGCATCGCACGTATGAACGCGCTGGCTGGTGTAGCCAGTATGCCGTCGGCAACCGGAGTTGTTGGTCAAGGCCTTGGATCGTTTGGATCCGGACTGACGAACCTCGGGTTTGCGGCGCTTGGATCCAAGTACGGTGCTGGCGGCGGAGGTGGTGAAAGCGACCTGGTCTCGACTCAACGCAAACTCATGGGAGGTTAATTTATGGCGAACCCATTCTCAGGACTCGAAAACATCGGGCAGTCGTATCTCGCAGGCTTGCAGCTGGCACAACAGCGCCAGGCCAGGGAGGAAGCAACAGCGCAGCGTGCTGAAGAGGCGCGGATCAGGCAGGACTACTACAACCAGCTGGGTATCGAACGAAGGGCTGCACTCGATGAGCGCATCAAAGCACGCCTCGATGCAGCAGCGGGACAGTTTGGTCAGGATCTGGTGCTAGCAAACGGTGAACCTGATTACGCGGCCTCTGCGTTGAAGCGGGATCGTCGATTACAAGAGGAACAAATAGCCGGCGCAGAGGGAGAGCTTGGCGCTCTGTATGGAACTCAGGCGCCGTTGTCACCGGAGGTCATTGGCAGTCCAGCCTATCAGACTGGGCGCCTTCGCGGGACAGCAAAGCGAATGGCCCAGGAGAAGGATCTTACTGCGGCCATGATCCGGCGCGGGTTTATCCCTGCCGATCAAGAGCAGGACCGCGAACTTCCAGACGAAGTCAGAAACCAAATTGAAGACATTTCGACTCCTGACATTTTCTCTGGCAGTGTCCCTGTCACTGCTGCGCCCACCCGTCTAGGCGCGCCTATGGGTGGTGGCCAACGAATTTCCGTTGGTGGGAGACAGTATTTTGCACCTACGCCTACTGCTAAGAAGGCGGAGAAGGCGGGGAGTATAAAATACACGCGTCCCAGCGGTGAGGAGGTTGAACTTTACCTCACGCCAGAAATGGCCCGCGAGGAACAAGTCAGACTTCTCGCATCTCCTGATCAAGAGCCAGACTTATTCGCTGACATCGACGCTGCGCAACAGCAGCTGAAAAAGCTGCGCGTTGGTGGCCAAAAAGAGTTCAACCTCAAACGCCTTGACGACGGCACCGTCAAAGTTGTTCCCGACGAAATGTTTTCAATTGGCAGAACCGCAGCTGAAATTCAAGAAGACTTAAAACTTGAGCGCAAAAACCGGGAGCAAATACTGAAGGAGTCTAAAACGATGCCTGGCCCTGAAGCCGCCCTTGGACAAGGAACCAATCGGGTTCAGCCATTGAGGCAGCCTCCAGTCACACTCCAAACAACTATTCCAGGATTGCCTCCGCTGCCAGGTCGTTAACACTCACACCATGGGCATCGAGATCGACTTTGGACGCGAGCTTGGCCGGTTGGCGTTCCCGGATGACATTACCGAGGAGCAGGCGCAGAACTACGCTCGCGAAAATTACCAAGCAATCCGGCAAGGTTTAATCGCTAAGCGCCAAGAGCAGTTAACCGCCGAAACCGAAGCCGAGGAAGCTGCGAAGTTTCGCGCTGGTGAGTACGGTACAGTTGAGACTGTGCTCAACACTCTTTCTGAGTTACCGCGTGGGGCGCTTGAGGGAATCGGCGGAACCCTCAAGGGGGTAGCTCGTCTTCCTTCTGCTATTCCCGGGCCAACATACGATCCGTACACTGAGGTTCCCCTAGAACAGGATCCGCTTTACCGCGCTGGCCAGGCCGTCCAAGAGTTTGGAAAGGAAACCTATCCCGGCTTACCTGGAGTGCGAGAAACCGTACCCGCTCAAATCATGGCAGGTATCGGAAGCACGGTTTCTACACTTCCAGCTGCGGTAATTGCTGGTCCGGCTGGCGCCGCCATATCCTACGGTCTTCAGTCAGGCGAAAGTGCAGCCGAAGAGGCTGATACTACGATCAACCGTCGTATTGCCGAAGCTCTGGCCAACCAGCAGTACGATGTCGCTGCGGATCTTCAAGACCGCCGCGAGCAGACAAAGAATCTGGCATTCATCACAACCGCCCCCATTGGCGCTGTCACCGAGGGCTTGCTGGGCGCAGCGCCTAAGGTAGTGAAGCGTTTCGCCACCGGTCGAATTGGTGGACTTGGAACGCGACTGGCCGAAAGGTTAGTTCCTAAGTCCGCAAAGTTTGAAAGGAAGTTTCTTGGAGTCACAGGTGCTGAACGTGTCCGAGGTGCTGTCGAGGCGCTAGCAACTGAGGGCGCCCAAGAATCAGCCGAGCAGCTTGGGGGAAACATTGCCGCAGCTGCGGTGTACGATCCGGAACGCGGGTGGCTCGATGGTGTTGCGCAAGCTGGCTTCATTGGAGCCGCATCTGGAGGCGCTGTTGGCGGTCTCGTTGGTTCACGCCGAAACGCCAACCTAGCCAATGCTGCGGCTGAATCGCTTGGAGGCGATC